TGGGAGAAAGTAGATGAAGCGACTCCACTACCTGGGGATATTGTTTTCTTTGATTTTCCCAACGATGGTATTGACCGTATTAGCCATGTTGGAATCGTGGTTAGAGACAACGGAGACGGAACTGTAACTTGTATCGAAGGTAATACCAGCCCAGATAAGAAGGGCGACCAGCGCAACGGAGGCGAAGTTTGCCAGAAGAAGCGTGCATACAAGAAAAAGAATGGCGCTACATTAAAGAAGTCACTGCCAGTATTTATCGTGGGCTTTGGCAAGCCCGTATTTAAGTCTTAAGTAAAGGATAATAAATGAACACAACTAAGTTAATCGCAATCGCAACTACATATGCACGTGCTGCTGTCCCATCAGTAGTAGCACTCTATGCAGCAGGAATTACTGACCCTAAGGTACTGGCATACGCCTTTGCGTCTGCCTTTATTGCTCCAATCTGGAAGGCTTTAGACCCTAAAGCCAAGGAGTTTGGTCGCGTAGCCAAGTAGAAACACCCCGTTTTAGGGGCATAGAAGCCCCGTAGAGACACGAAAGCCCCCGTTCAGGTACATTAACCTACCTGACGGGGGTCTTTTTTTGTTTTTACTTACGCTTTCTGACTGGCTTTTTCTTGCCTACTGCCTTTTTGACTGCTGGTTTACGCTTAGGAGTAGGCAACTTATAGTCATAGGGTGGCTCGTCGTCTAGACTTTCAAGGTATCTTTCTACTTGCTTGCGTGATTGATAGGCTCGATACTTACAAGAAAGAAACTCTGATAAGTCTTTGACCGCATCAAATATAACTAGACCTAGGAATGCTCCTAGTGCAATTTCTAATACCATTATGCTATCCACTTCTCTGTAATTAGTACTGGCTCTGGACTGATATTAAGTTTTTGTTGTAACGCTCTGCGAGTTTTTTCTGATGTCCCACCCCACCAACCTAGCACCGCATGGTGCAGGGCATAGTCAAGACACTCGGCTTGGACTGTGCAATTACCGCATACTCTTTTTAATAGTGATAGTTCTTTGTATATTTTGCTTTCGTCTGTAAAAAATAATTCTGTATCTATGCCATTGCAGTTTGCTTCTTCGCCGAATGTATACATTATCCTCCTGTTGAATAAAAGCCTGGTGCATTAAACTTAATTGCTGGAGAAGACCAGATGCGTTGCATAGTTCCACTACACGTTCCACAAACTGGTGGTATGTTTTCATTTGTTTCTATAACCTCACTACAAGTACCGCATTTGAAATCGTACAACGGCATTACTCACACCCATCTATTTCAGTAGGTGCGGTAGTTATCGTACCGCACTCTACACATTCTTGTGCTAAATCATACCAGCCAACTGCTCTGGTTTCTTGGTCCCACATTACATTGATGCGGAACATTGCGCAACCACATATGCAGGCGAATGTTGGTTCGCCTCTTAGGTCATTCACCTGCTTCTGATTCATGTATTGTCAACCATTCTAAATATGTTTCAATCACTGACATTTTGTTCTTCCTCTGCTTCTGATTGAATACTATCTGGCTCATTGTATGGTCGCCAGCCACCTAGGTTTTTAACCAATGAGTTAATAGCGCGTTGCACTTTCATGCGTGCGCCATCTGGTGTGCTGTCCATGTCCTTGGCTAACAGCGACCAGTCTGGTGAATCAATACTAAAGCGAAGTCGTAAGATATTCTGCTTAGCATCTGATAGTTTATCGAACGCTAATGCAATATCGCTTCGTAATGAAAGCCAGTTGTTGCCTTCCGCAGCATTACCAGTACCAAACTTTGAATTTAAATCTTGAATGCTTGTAGGAATTGCATAAGTTCCAGCAATGATTGATGGAAGAAAAGCCTCTACTACAGACACATCATAGTAATACAAATCGGACGAATCGTACCCAACTTTCCTTGCTTTTTCTCGTTCGCAGAACTTAAGGGCTGCGTTCCTTAATGACTTGGCAATGAGTTTGTCTTTGTCTTTCTGTTCTAACTCTGACCACTCTTTGTACTTGCGTGGATGAGATACAAACCAGACCCATAACTCTTGACCAATGTCATCTAGTTCAAGCATGCTGTATTTGCGTGCATATTCTGACGCTAACTGCTGAACTAAATCATTATACTCTGAAATGTAATTCATTATGGAAGGTGTACCTCACCATTAATAATAGGTACTGCGTATGGAATAACCTTCTTGTTATTTTCTATTAGGATTCCAATGCCTTGCTGCCAGTTGGCAGTGCCTGCCGATAGGTAATCAGCCTGCTTTATATCCATGAGGTGTCCCACTTCGAGACCGAAGAGAGTGTTTGTCTTACCATAGAAGCCAACTGTTTCATGTTGCAAACCCACGCGATGCGTGTGTCCACAGACTACTGACTTGCCTAGACGCTTGGCTAATGACAAGGCTGTACTTCCAGGAGTCTGAGACAACTTGCCTTCGTCTCCGTGTGCCATTACCCAACCAGGTAGTAACTCATGCATCCTGTGTAAGTATGTTACGCCTAAAGAATTATACCCCAGTAGTTCTTCAATCTCTAGCGACTTGAGACTGCTGAACGCTGGGGCATACTTACGAATGTAAGTGTCAATGCGGTCCGTGTGATTAGACCTTTGGATATAAAAAGGTTTTTTGCCTAATGCTTTTCTGTATTCACTTATGATTTCTTTTGTTGTATCAATACCTTGCTGTAGTGTACCTGCATATTCACCAGCCATGCCTTTGTTCCAACGGCTAGGTTCTGGTGCATCTAGTTCATCACCTACACACCACAGTTCGTCTGGCTTGTAGTCGGCAATGAAGTCTATAGTTGCATCTACTGCTTTGTTATCTTGATACGGAATCTGTAAGTCACTGAGGACGACGACTCTCTTCATATGGTTCTCCATTTGGAATGCCAGCCCACTGATTGCGCTGAACAAGTAAACCAATTATGGCATAGTTTGCTAGGTCAATCAGTGTATCTTCAATGGATTCATAGTTCGGCGTGTCGCCGCTATCTACTAGGTTGTTAAGCCTAGCCATCTTGTCATACATACGGACTCGCAGTCCGTTCATAGGACCGCCAGGCGCTCCTGCTATATTCATTGGACCATAGTCCTCATGCTTCTTAGTTAGAACTACAAATAATTCGCGCATAATCTGCGCTGCATCTTCGCTATCCTTCATTGAGTAACTCCCTTAGTTCTATGTCCATGTCTTTCTTGGCTATCTGTACTACTATTTCATTGTATACATCATCTGTCTTGCCATACTTGGATGACAGCATAAGGGCTGCTATACCAGTGACAAGGAACTTGGCTTCGTCTGGGTCTTCATCTATGGCTAGGTATACATCATGCAGAGCATGAAGAATATTAAGATGCTTCTGCTCAGACAATTGTATAATCATATCAAAATCTAAATGGTCAGCATGCTCCCAGAAACTATCATCCATTGGCAATGCATTCTCGGATTCGTTCGTCAATCCATTCACTCCCCTTCTTTATCATCATAGAGTTTACATCTTCTCCGTCTGGCATGCTGATGATATTAACATTACCTAGTTCACGGCTAATCTTCTTACCAAACTCCAAGCCAGGGGCATCGCCATCGGCTAGGACAATGACTGTTTCAAAGTCATCTAAGATTTTAGCATAGTGTTTCTTCCAGTTGTTTGCTCCTGGAATACCAACTGTCGGGTGCTGTGTCTTAGTACCCATCATAATACAATCGAACTCACCTTCGGTTACACATATGTAACTGTCGGCAGCAAAGACTGCTTGCGTATTAAACATAGTAGTTTCAGCACCAACTAATCCCATATACTTAGCATCGTGTGTACCTGTTAGGTCACGGAATCTAATATCTACCACGCCTGATGGCGTGATGTATGGAATAGCAAGCCTTCCTAGGTACGGCTCATGCCCTGGAAGCGGGTCTTCTACCACTCCCAAGTGAAAGACTTTTGCCTCTTCTACCGAGAGATGACGGTTTGACAGATAGGCGCTCGCGCTTTCTATTGCTGCTGCGTACCTCTGTGTTGCCTGCAGTAAGAACTGTCTCTGCGAATTGTTTAGCCTCACGAAAGTTAACCCCTTCTTTATACATGATTAAAGAATAGACATCGCCTTTGACTCCACAACCGTGGCAGACAAAGGCGTTCTTATCGTAGTTTACTGCTGCACTTGCGTGACTATCAAGATGAAAGCAGCACTTCATCTTACGCCAACCTGCACCCATTGCTGGTGTGTCTGCACCTATGTAGCGCAGGTATTCTTCAATGCTTGGTTTCTCCATTGTTTAAGGCTCTCTTTAATAGGTCTAGCCATACATAGCCAGGCATAGTGCAGTACCAATCGCCAGGACTTCCCCTACCCTTGCGCTTGTGCCACACTACGCCTGTCCATGCTTTGTCGTTAGCCATCTCGACTATCAACTCTTCTGTCCACCCTGCTAAGTCCATCTTAGCATGGTTCTTGATTTCAATTGTAACTCCAGGTATACCTGATATGTCACCTTTGTCTAGTGTTGCGCCAGCCAGTCGCCTGTCAGCATATTGGAAGCCGTTCTCTTTTAAATACTTAACTACATCTCGCTCTGCTCCTGAGCCTTTGGCTTTGGCTGCGCTACTCATTAGTAAATCCACTCCCAGCCATTAATAAACTTATCGTCATCTTCAAGACGACATAGTATTTCAGCGTTAAGTAATTCTATAATACTGTCTGGTTCTATACCGTCTGCTAGTGTTATAGTTAAAACAATTTTTTTACTCATGCTGTCATCTCTACCTGTCTATAGTCTCGGACTACATCTTCTAGATACATAGAGCCAGGTTCAAATGATAACGATATGTATGTGTTACCAGTTGCATCTGCCTTGCCGTATCTATTTTTGACAGGGGCTACGCATAGGTATGCATCCTGCCCCTGCATCATCTGACCTACAGTCAAAACCATAGCAGGAATCTGGGCTACCTTACCCTGCAGGGCTGAGCGTGGCTGGCATGGATAGCCAGGTGCGCCCTCCTGAGTATGGTGTAGCACAAGTACTGCTGCGTTGGTATCTCTTGCTAGGTACTTAAGTTCTTTCATAACTTGTCTCATACCTGCAAACTCTTCATGTCCATCAATAGCAATGTCCATAAGATTGTCTACAACTATAAGTGTAGGGCTTCTGCCCCATATAGT